GCACAGATAATAATTACGAATTTAATGCGGTTATTAGACATAGAGAAAATGGAAATGCTACTATGCAGATAAGTGCTTTGTTTGGTCAACAGGTACAGTTTTTTACTGCTAACACACACAGATTTAATATCGATGCAAGTGGTAACTTAACAGCTTCTGATACTAGCATTGGTTCTCTATCTGATGAAAGATTAAAAGAAAACATAGATAACTATACCTATCCATTAGATACATTTAAAAAGTTTGAAGTAAAGACTTTTGATTGGAAACAGCCACAAGAGCATTTAAACAAAACAAAACAAAAAGGTTTAGTTGCTCAAGATGTAGAAAAAGTTGATGCAAACTTTGTTTATGAATATGAGATTATAGACGGAAGTAAAGATGGTCAGTATGTACCCTCCGTAGAAGTTACAGAAACAGTGACTGATGATATGGATGGAGTAGAAAGAACATTCAAGCACAACAAAAAGTTTGCAAAAGCATCTAAGCTTGGTGAAACAGACGCTATGTATATTTCTGTAATACAACAGCTTATGGCAAAGATAGAAACACTTGAAGCCAAAGTAACAGCATTGGAGAGCAAGTAATGACCTCAACATTAAAAACAGACAAAATCGAAGGAGTGACCGCAAGCGGTACTGTGCAGATGCCAGCTGGTCATGTGGTGCAAACTACTTTTCACACCTTTTCTACAGAAACATCAATAACTAGTTCTTCAGATACGGATATTGCAAGTGCATCTGTAACTTTTACACCAAAGTTTGCTTCTAGTTTGTTAATTCTAACTTGTAGTGTTCTTGTAAATGTTTATAGGGCTAACATAAATAATGGTGGTAGTATAAATTTTGTAGTAGACAGTTCTAATATTAGCCACGCATCACAAACTTATGAAATTTATGATAGTAATCCCTCTGGTTCAACAAATATTTATGATAGGTTTCATAAAGAAGTTTCTACAAACGCATCTAATACTAACGCAAAAACAATCAAACTTGTTGGAAAAATTTATAACACTGGAAACAGTGGAGCAATGATAATTAATCCATCTGCAGCTTATACAAGTAGCATTAAAATTCAAGAGATAGCCCAATGAGTATTGATAACAAAATTATGAGGTCACTATGTCTACGTTAAAAGTCGATACAATACAGGGTAAGACAACGTCTGGAACTGTGGCTATGCCTAGTGGTAGTGTTGTTCAGGTGCAACATAATGAACCTCTTGCAAGTTTTTTTAGTTCAGACTCACAAACAGCTATAGATGTAACAAATTACTACGTTGATATTACACCTAAATTTTCTGACAGTATTATCATTTTTGAGGTAGTCCTGATTGGAAATCATAACAGCTCTTCATCATACGTAAGATTTAGGGTTGTGGATTCTAATAACTCAGATGCTGTTATTCACCAAAGTTCATATATATCTCATTATAGTTATTTGCTTAGTGACACGGATACCTTTAGTGAAATTCCTATAAGGGCAGTAGACACTAATTGTGGAACAACTAATACTATGCGTCTTCAATTACAAATGAAAAACACAGGGAGTGCTACTTTTAACATGAATTGGTCATCTTATGAAAGAAGACTTCTAACAGCAACAGAAATAAAAGCCTAAGGAGAAGACAATGACAACAATATCACAAGCAATATCAGCCCTCGGCATTTCAGAATGGGTACTCAGGGGAGAGCCTACAAATGAAACAGAGTTTAACCAGATGTTTCGTAAGGTTACTGGAGAAGACAGCAATGGTTCAGCTATCGAGAGTGATAAACCTTCAGACTTTGGCACTACATGGAAAGCTGTATCTGATAAAAAGACAGAGCTAGTCAATGCAGAGCCTATGCGATTGCTTAGAGTTGAACGAGATAGATTGCTTGCCGAAACGGATTGGATGGGTAACAGCGATGTTACTATGTCAGCTGCCTGGAAAACTTATAGAAAATCTTTGAGAGATCTTCCAGCTAGTGCAAAGCCAAAACTATCAAGTGATGGGTCGCTCGATATGTCCTCTGTTACCTGGCCAACAAAGCCAAGCTAGTATGACCAAGCTATCGGAACGCATAACGAAACTTGAAACTGAAAATCATATTCAGTTCAAAGAAATCTTTTATAGATTGAAACGGCTGGAGATGGTTCTAGTCGGTGGCATGGGTGCTGTCTTAATGCTACTCATTACAGTTTTATTTCAAATACATTAAATTAACCTGGGGGACTTATGTTAGGGTTTGGGGTCGGAGAGGCTATCGCAGCTGCGGCAGCCTTCAAGAGTGCTGTCGATGCAATTAAATCGACGATAGGAAGCGCAAAGGATGTACGCGATATTGCATCCAGTATCGATCAGCTGCTAGACGGCAAGGCTAGGATCGATCGTGCAAAGAAACATAAAGCGCCGCCAGGATCGTTTAGTTTCAAATCAATCGCGTCAGATACTATTAGTGCAAAGCTAGCCGAGGAGGAGCTTTACACGATTTCAGTACTCATTGATAACCGGTTCGGCCACGGCACTTTCCGAGGGATCCAGGAGGAGCGGCAAAAACGCATTAAAGAATACAATGAGGCAGAGCGTAAACGATTAGCAGCTAAAGCTAAGCGCCGGAAAGAATTAACAAATGATCTCAAAATATTTGCTTTTATTTTCTGCGGTGCTGTTGTCGTTCTTGTGGCTGTCTATATCTATTTCACCTATGCAAACTAAGGGAGCACACGATGATCGCATATATTATGACCTGGTTAAGAGGGTTCGGAAAACCGCAGCCGGCAGAAGCGTTGCCGAGTTTTATTGCGTCTACATCAACAAAGAAGAGGGGCAGACCAAAGCTATCGAAGTCGGCAGCTGGCAAGACTGTCCAGCGCAAGAAAAGTAAATGACTCCGGAGAACCTGGATCGCTGGAAAATTATCCCTAGGCTAATGATGATTATAATGACCGGTGTGTATATTCGCTGCATCGAGTGGGCGCTTAGTCAGCCAGATCTTACCACACAACAAGCAAGTCTTATATCAGTTGTAACTGGGGCCATGACCGGATCCCTGGCTGTGTTTCTCAGCCAAGAGTCAAGGAGCAAAGATGAGTAAAAAACTTTATGACAAGCTGACCAAGCGACAGCAAAAAACAATGCAAAAACATTCCAAGCATCACACTAAAAAGCATATGCAAGCGATGACTAAAAGCATGGCGAATGATTCAATGACGTTCAGCCAGGCACACAAAGCAGCAATGAAAAAGGTTGGGGCATGATAGGCAGCATCGTCACCGCAGTGTCCGGTCTAGCGTCCAGCTGGATCGAGGGCAAGACGGCAATACAAAAAGCAAACGCACAGATCAAAATGAAAGAGGCAACCGGCGAGATCGATTGGGATCTTGCAGCGATGCGCGCCTCGCAGTCATCTCTTAAAGACGAGTGGCTAACGCTACTTTTCAGCATCCCATTGGTGCTAAGTTTTTGCGGAGAGTGGGGCAGAGAAATTGTAAAGGATGGGTTCCTGGCACTCAGTCAAATGCCGGAGTGGTATCAGCTTACAATCGGAGTAATTGTAAGCGCCAGCTTTGCAACAAGATCTGCATCTAAATTTATGAACATGAGGAAAAAGAAATGAAAAAGAATTTTGAAAGCTGCATGGTGATGCTGCTCGAGAACGAGGGCGGATATCAGGAGGACAATCGGGATAGCGGAAATTCTTCTGATGGGTACGGCAATCCTGGATCTACAAACTGGGGAGTCACAGCTAAAGTTTACGCACAGTTTACCGGTCAACCAGCGACAAGAGAGATTATGAAATCGCTGAATAAAGAGGACGTGTACCCGGTCTACAAAGAGTTGTATTGGGATCGCATAAAGGGTGACGATCTACCAAGTGGAGTCGATTGGACGACGTTTGATTTTTGTGTCAACAGCGGTGTGTCCAGGGCAGCAAAAGCGCTACAAGGAATTGTATCGGCAACCAAAGATGGAGCGATTGGGCCTAAGACAGTGGCAGCTGTAGAGCAGAAAGATTCTAAACAAATCATCGATGAGATGCACGATCTGCGGCAAGATTTCCTGGAGGGTTTATCGACGTTCAAACACTATGGTCGAGGCTGGACAACCAGGAACGCACACGTCAAAGACACCGCCCTGGATATGGTGTGATTGGCACAGATTTGGCACAAAATAGATGCAAACTCATGCAACTAGATGCAAATAGGAATCACTTTTGTTTGCATTAACTTGCATATATTTGCGTGTATTTGCGCCAGTTTGCACTCGGAGTGAATTTTCAAGTCCTATCACCCGCACCAAAACTTTCCATATATTACAATAACTTACGCAATATCTGCACAAATTTGGCACAAGATTTGGCACAAGCTTGTTTGACATTGTTGACTCTTTGAGTCATTATCGATGCAATTATAATCAAGTTTCCTTAAAGAATGTGGAGGTTCAATATGGAAAAAGTTATTGAGAGCAGCGGTGAGAAATCGCAACAACTAAAGCAGCTGTACGATCTAACAACAAATACAACAAGCATGATCGTGCATACAAACAAGAATCAAAAAATAGTATTGT